CGTCGACTGCGGCGCCCGCGCCGGCGTTCACCAGCAAGAGCCGCTGGGTGATCTCCGGGATTTCGAGGTAGATGACGCCGTCGTAGATCAGCCCGCCGCCGGTAAAGAGCGGGTTGTTGGACGTCGGGTTGCTCTCACTCTCGCGCGCCTCGCGGTTGGCGTTGAGCATGGCCGTGTCGGCCTTCAGATCGCGCATTGCGCGCGAGCCGATGAAGCAGACAAACCATTCCTGGTCAGTGTCCTTGAGCTGGAATGGATTGATCTTCGGCTTGCCGTTGTAGATGCCGGGGTTCGCCATTGTGACGCCGGTCTGCTGGGCAAGCTGCTTGAGGTAGCTGCCGATCGCGGCAGACATTTTGTCGGCCGTGGTGTCGAGCTCGGCCGTCGACAACGCGAACGTCGTCTTGGTGTTGCTCGCTGCCGCGCCAAACAGGATGCGGTCGGTGTTTGCCGTCATCCAGTCGTTCTTGTTGGCCGCCGTTGCCGACGACCAACGGATGCCGTTGACGCGGTTGCCCGGCGCGATCAGCCGGGAGCTCTGGATGGCCGACGTCGGGATGGCCAGCAGTGCGTCGACGAGGTCGTCACGCACGATGCGCCGTGCCCAGCCGCGCAACAGCGAACGCGCCGTCGAGCGAACCGAGAACGAGCTTTCCTTGTCGGAGGCGCGGTTGTTGGCGACCGCGTTACGAGCCCAGTCCGCCCAGATCGGCATGCCGTAGGAGTCGATCTGCTCCTCTGCGCCGCGCAGCGTTCCGGCGCCCACGCCGGGGCCGGCCAGTTGCGTGACGAGCGGAATGCGGATTTCCTTGCCGTCCGCGGCAAGGTCTTTCATCCGCACGATCGGGAATGTCGAGTCCGCCCCCATGTAGGGGTCGAAGCGAGACGCGCGCAGGAAGTCGAACGCGACTTCGCTGCGGAATTTGATCAGCTCATTGTTTGGGTGGTTTGTGGTGAGGGCCATAGGGCCAGTCCTTTCGATGTGAAAGGCCCGACCGATCGGCGGCACGCTCACCCAATAAAAAACCCGCCGGGAGGCGGGCGTTCAGACCGGGAATGCGTGTCGTACTATCGTCGTCGGGCCAGGGTGCTGTCGAAGAGGGCCTCGTCAGGCATGTCGGCCTGCATGTCGGCCCTCAGTTGAGCGTTCGAGCGTGAAACGCCGTTCAATGACGGCGCCAGGCGAACATTCGGACGGCCACTGGCATCGGTAGGCGACGCCTCGCTCTGCCAGGTCGCGAGCGCGGCCTTGCGGAACTCAGGGTCCTTGAGGGCCTCGTCCCGCATTTTCTGGCGGTACGCGGTCAGATCGTTGCCGACCTCGGCGCGGATCTTCAGGTCGCGGAACCAGTGCATGAGGGCCTCGCCGGGGTCTGCGGAGCGCCGCATATGAGACCGGAGTTCCGGGGTCATATGTTGCATTGCCGTCGCATGGGCCTCGTCGAATTCCTCTTTGTAGGTCCGCTTCGCCATCTGCATGAAGAATTCACCGCGCTCGGCAAGGGCTTGTTCTCTAGCCTCCTGCCGGATGAGGTCGCGAAAACCCTTCGGATCAAGCAGCGGGTCGGGTTCTTCCGGCTGAGGTTGTGCAGCCCTGTCGGCCTGCGCCTTCCATCGCCGGAATTCCTGCAGTTCGTTTGCAGCCCTGTCCCGTTCCGCCTTCAAGGCGTCGCGCTCGGCAATTGCCGCGCGCTTCTCCTCGTTGATCTCCCGCACCCGCCAGCTCGGTACTTGCGGCGCGTCGTCGTCGACCGCAGGCCGTTCCTTGGCCTCCGGCGTCAGTGACGTGTCCGCAGCCTCCGTTGCCGGTCGTTCGGCTGGTGCCTTCTCGGCCGGTGCCGGCGTCGCCGGTCCCAGGTCTTCGATGGCGCTGTCGAACAGTGCGTCCTCAGATGGCTGTCCCTCTTGCTCGATTGCCATGGTTCGTCCTCATGCTCCGCGTTTCGCTGCGGGTGCGCTGCCCTCTATCGCTCGGGCGGGCGTTGCCACGTTTCGCTGTGGCCGCGAATTATCCTGCGGGCGCGGGCGCGTTTTTGGCCCGCTCCTTCTCCATCCGCATCTGCTGGGTGTGCTTGTCCTCGGCGATCGCGGCGGCGTTGCTCGCCTTGAACCGTTCGATCTCGACCTGCGCCGCGGCCTGCATGCGCGCAATCTGCGCGTCGGCGTCGGCCTTCATCTGCGCCAGCATCGCGGCCTGCCGGGCCTCGGCCTGGCGGGCCATCTCGTCCATCTGCTGCTGCCGGACCTGCATGGCCATGTCCTGCTCGGCCTGCCGCTGCTTCAGCATGGCGTCCTGCTGCGCCTGCATCGCCGTTCGCCGCGCGTCCTCCGCCTTGATCTGCGCGTCCTGTTGAGCGGTTGCGGCGTCGATATTCGCCTTGGCCTGCATCGCCATGACCTTGGGATCTGGCGGCGGCGGAGCCTGCTTCTGCTGCTCAATGCGGTCCAGCATGGGCTTCTTGACACTTGCAGGAATAGGCGAGAGCTCGAGCGCAATCTCCGGGAACTGCTGCAAAAATGCCGGGCCGAGAGACTGCAACACCATCATCGCGTCGCCCTGCATGTTGATGGTGTCCGGCCCCTCGTCGATTATGATGTCGACGTCCAACGCGCCCAACGCGTTGACGATGATCGGACGGCCGTACTCGTCCAACTCCATCTTGTTGACCTGGAAGAATTGCGCCACGTTCATGTCGTCGGTCACCCGTATCCAGCGTTCGCTGCGCCAGTGGCGCTGAACGATGTTCCAGATGTCCCTGTAAACCCTGATCTTCCAATTCTTGTACGCCGTCAGGTACGGCCCAAGCTCGGCAATGCCGGCCTGCTGCAAGAGCTGGATCGCACGGCCGCTGCTGTCCTCGAGCCCCTGCCCGATCAGCGCAGGATTGGGTCCGAAATTTTCAATTTCATTTTTTGCTTCCTGCAACAGCTCGAGCTGGCCCTTGAAATCGTTGAGCGTGCTCTGGTCCGCCTCCATCTTCAGGCCGGGATTGATCTCCACCCAGCCGTCCGCCTTGGCCCACTCGCGGCGCGACACCTCGACGTCGTCAACCGCGCCCTTCTCGGAAATTACTTTGCGGCTGTTCAACAGGTGCAGGGATTTCGACCGCCGATGGTTGATCTCGTCCTGCGGCGAGCGGAGATTTCGCGGGAAACCGTAGCGGTCGCCGTCGTGATCGACGCTCGCCGAGAAAACCCTGTACCGCGGGAACGTCTTGCCCTTCTCGTCGAAGAACGGCGACGTGCCGCGCATCAGCATCACGCTGCCGGCGTACAGACACCATCGCCACTTGCCCTTGTGAATGTACCAGTGATCGACCATCCGCAGTTTGCCGGCGTTGGAATTCGTCCAGTTCTTCTCGCGGTCGAACTCCTGGTTGTTGATCATGTCGGAGCCGGTCTCCGACATATCCTCGATCTCCTGCGCCTTGTCGGGGACGATCTCCTTGATTTGCTCCTTGTCGCACCATTTCGAGACGCCGAGGAAACGGCAGTCGGTAAAGCCCTCGTCGTAGCTGCGCGGATCGTAGAAGAACCCATCGCCGTAGACGATGTGGCATTCCAGCGTCGGGTCGCCGGTCTCGCTCTCGGTCAGGTCGTATTCGATGCCGCTGATGCCGTCGATCGCGGCGTGCCGGGCGATGCGCGACGACTTGCTCGCCCAGTCATTGCTGTCGAGGACGTAGCGCAGCGTCGCTGTCGCTATCTCGGCGCCTTTGTCGTGCTGGGGCGTACGAGCGTATGCCTTCGGGTCTTGGCGGAGCCGTTCGACAAGGCCAACGACCGCGTCAATTTTGCGAACAATGCGGTTTGATGTGACGACGGGCTGTTTACGCGCACGGAGCGTCGCGATTTCCTCTTTCGTCCATTGGTCGCCATGATAGTAGTGCCTCGCTTCCAGCATCTCATCGCCTTCAGGCCCCTTGGCCCCGGCGTAGTCCTGATACTGCCGTTTTAACTTGACGATGTCGAAGTGGTTCTCGTCGTCATCGTCGTCGTCATATTTTTGCTCGCGCTCCGCCGCCCGCCGGGCAGTTGATTGCAGGAAGCGATCCTGCAAGCTGCCTTCCTTAAGCAGCAACTCAGGACGTTCAGCTACGTGTACAGTACGCGGACGACTAGCCATTAGCGAACCACAACGGACGTGGGCGTCTCCATTCGCTACTATACGATGGTCGCACAGCACCACAGCGCCGACAGTACTTTACCTCTACACCGTTGCCGTCACCTTCCAGAATGTCAGCAGCTACATGCGCGCCATCGTGGGGACAGCGTTGCATCCAACGATCAATTAACCAGTCAACGATCTTCATTGTTCAACACTCATCCGCGGGCGTTCGGCGTTCGGCTTGTCCATCACGGCGCCGCTATCACTGATATGGTCCTGCCGCCGTTCACGCCGAAATATTCGGGCTTCATCGCCGGAAGCAGGATGTCGGCCGTGGTCGCAACCCCGGCGCCGCTGATGGCACACTGCAACTCGCAGACAACGCGGATGTAGCGGGTCTGCGCGTTGAACACCTGCGACGTCTTGGCCGGAACGCCGGACAGGATCATCACCGGCTGCCTGACCAGTGCCGGCAGCGTCGCGAACGGCGCTGCCGCCTGCGCCCGCCCCACTGCAAATTCCGTGATCCAGACCCGCAAGCTCGTCTGTGCCTGTGCCGGATAAGCAATCAGCAGCAACAGCAGGGCGGCAAGGTATTTCATCGGCCGCGTCGTCCGTTGGGCTTGCCATTGATCCAAGAATAGTCCCTACGGCTCGGCGGCACTGTGCTGGTCGAGGGTGCTGACATTTCAGTAGCTCTTAAAGCTGTCGCCGCCACCCATCGTGGCAGGCTTGTAATTGGCGAACTTGATCGGGCCGGCCTCCTTCGGCTTCGGCTTGACGCCAGCGGACATGCGATCGAGTAGCTGGCCGACCAGGCCCAGAGCGTCGGTGCAGTCGTCGTGCTTGCCGGCCGGGAAACTCAGGATCTCGCTGCGAAACGCGGGATACCAAGGTGCGTTGACCGGAACGTAGAGGCCTTCCAAGGCAACGCGCCCGCGCATGCTCTGCGCCCGAATCTGCTTGTCGCCCCTGGTGGGGAACTGTTCCCTGAACACGAATGCCTTGCGCTCGCGCTGCCGGCGCATGATCCACGGCCCGACGCCGCTCTTGATCTGGCCCTGTTCCTCGGCCCACGCCAAGGGCTTGTGCTCGATCACCAGGTCGCAGAACGCCTCGACCCATTCCTCGGATGACGCCTGCCTACGCCACAGGTCGAGCAGCCAGAGCTTGTTCTCCGGGTCCATGCCGACGACCGCGTGAACCGTGTAGTCCCCGCCCTCGTCTGTCACCGCATAGTCGCTGCCGCCGTACTCGCGAAGCGTTTTAGGATCAGGCGCCACCGTGTAGGGCCGCAGCCAGTCGGACTTCCAATAGGTGCCCTCGTCGGGCGTCGGGGCCTGCATGTACAGGCTCGACCAGTGCCGCGGCTGCGTGTTGCGCCGTATCCGCTCGAGCGCCTCGATCGGATAGGCGTCTTCCCACAACGGCTCGCCCTGTTCGTTGATCGCCGGAAGCTCGACGACCGTCCACTGGTCGCCGCCCGCGGCCTGCTGCGCCAGCAGCATGCCGGATAGATCGTCCTCGTGCATGCGATGGTTGATCAGGACGATTTTGCCCCCAGGCATCAATCGGTTGTAGGCCGTTCCTGAATACCAATCCCAGACGTTCTTACGCACCAACTCTGACATCGCCTCTTGCATCGACGCATACGGATCGTCGATCAGAATGCAATCGCCACCGCGGCCAAGAACGCTGCCGCCAATGCCAAGAGCGTAATAGACGCCCCCCATCGACGTATGCCACTTGCCCTTGGCCTGGCTGTCTTCCGCCAATGTGGTGCTGAAGATCGAGCGGTAGTCCGGACTGTCGATTGTGTTTCGGACTGCTCGACCGAAATCAGAGGCGAGGCTTTCAGTCGCGCTGACACTGAGAAACTGCGAGGCCGGCTGTCGGCCCAGATACCAGGCCGGAAATCGGTGGCTCGCAAGTTCCGATTTGCCATGTCGCGGGGGTACCAAAAGCATGAGCCGGTCGATCTCGCCGCGCTCAATGCGCTCGAGGTGACCGGCGATGACGCGATGGTGCGGCGCCGTGCGATATTTTTCGAATGTGTACTCAGTGAACTTGATCAGGCTCGTCGACGCGTCGTGGCGGCGCAATAACTCTTGCGCTGCTCGCTCTGGCGTCATCGAGGAACGCGACCAGCTCTTCACGCGACCAGTCTGCTGCATCGTTTTTGTAGCGGTGGGTGTTCTCTGATCTCTCTACCCAAAGGCCGGCCAGTTTAGCCTTTGCGGTCAGGGCTGCGATCGCGGCGCCCAATTGACGTTCCTTGACCGCGATGCGCTGGACCTCGTCGGCCTCGAGGATCAGGCCTTCGATGGTGACTTCGGTGTGTTCTGCGACCACACCCTGCAATTCGGCTATCCTGGCAGTGATCCTGCCATAGCCTGCCAGTCGATTGGCATGTCCATCATCTGGCTTATAGCCGGCTGCTACGTAAGCCTCTAATTGCGAAGAACCTTTTGCCAATTCCTGGGCGAAGATTTCCCATTTAGGATTGGTGAGGACGGGCATTTACGCGTCCACTGCTCTGACTGCGACGCGGCCGTCGATGATGAGAAGGATGTGGTGTGCGGAATTGTAGAGTTCTTGCATTGCGGCGGTGACACGTTCGGGGGGCCAAGCGACCGGATCGCTGTGGCATTCGTGGAAGAGTTTTGCGGCCGATGCGTCGAGGCCTCTCACGACGCCCTCCATGAGGGCCTGCTTGAGGGACAGGCTGATTTCGTCGTCGTCCTGCCAGGACATTTGGCTTGCCGGTTTAACATTTTCTGACTGACGCTTGTTTGCACTGGCATTCTGACGTTGCCCGGCGGGGGAATTCAAGCACCGGGCTCCGTCCTCGGCGCTGTGGAGGGCAGTCCAATTGCGCCGTGAAGTGGTTTGCGAAGACAAATTTTGCGAATGCCTGAACGTACTCGTTCTCGTTCCGGTGTCAAACCTTGCGTTTAGGTTTTGCAGGTTTTTTTGGAGTTATGGGCGCGATAGATTTTTTGGCCCGCCGTATCCGCAGTTTGCGATGCTGTTCGAGCAGTTTGCCATAGTGCCTCTGCAGGCCGCCGAATTGTTCGAGCAATCTGTCGTGCTTGTCGCGCCAGTATTGTACGCTTTTGGTGGCTTCGCGGAATTTCTGGAGCCATCCGGCGTCCTCTTTCCGGCTGTCGATGATCATGTAGTTGAGCTTGGTGCGCTCGATATTGAACTCAGCGACCTGGCGCTGCAGGTCTGCGATCGTCTGGGCGGCGTCGGCGGCGGCGGCCAGGTTGGGGCCGGCGCAGTATTCGCAATTGCAGTCGGTCTCGGGCACCAGTTTCAGCGCGATCACGCCAACCCCCAGAGTTTTGCCAGTCTGCCGTCAACGTGGCTCGAGCACAAAACATGCGATGTGCCTACCGGTGCCCTTCCCTTGTGAGCCGTCCTCGGTTGCGAGCCAGCGCACATCGCCGAGATTTCGAACGTGGCCGTTCTCGCCGACGATCGCCTTGAGCAGCATCAGCACCCACTTGTCGATCGGATAGACCAAAACGACGCGCTTGCCCTTCTGCCACTCGATGATTGCCTTCCTCACCCACGCCGTGGGGCCCTTTTTCTTACCTTGGTGCATGATGGACCCAAATGGCGGGTTGACGTAGTTCGACTGCCCCCACTCGCATGTCAGGCCGTCAAACCCTGGCGGCAACGGAAAAGGGCACGGGTCAAAATCGAACGGGCCGAATTCGGCAGAAAGTTGCGCGTACAGGTCTGGCGGCGTCAGCCAATAATGCTTTCCGTTCTCACCGTTCCCGATGTGAAACTTGTTTTCCTCGGGCAGCAATAGCGATTGGTGCAAGTCCGTCACGCCAACCCCCAGAGTTTTGCCAGCGTGTCGAGGGCGCCGCGGAACCGTTCCATCAGGTAGGATATTTGCCGGCCGCTGGTAACCGATCGGGCCTTGGCGATCTCGGTGATCGTGAGGTTCCGGGCGAGAACGTCGTAGACCAGGCTGACGTCGTAGGGCTCGAGCGCGAAATTGGCGCGGGCCAGCTCGGCGAGGGCCTTGCTCAAGCCGTCGATGAAAGGCTCCTTGAACCGGCCGCCGTCGACGGCCTCGCGGGTTGGGTCGATCGCGCGCAGGTTGGCGCCGCCGATCGTGCTGGCTTCGCGGTAGGCCTGCCACAATCGGGCGGAATTGAACTGGGCCTCGTCCAGTTGATTTCTGTGGTGCATGTGGGCCACGGGGTCATCCCGGACGTTTCGCCAAGCCCTGAGCCTTCCGCCGGGCTCGTAGGGGTCATCCACGATGGCGGGGACCACGATCGCGTTGATCGGCAAGTCAGCGGACGTCCGGTCGTGGATTTTTTCTTTGGCTGCGCGCATGTCGAACCCCCTCGGTGTTTCACGTGAGACAGTTACGCACGCAGTTACTTCGGCAAGTACTCGCCAAGCGTTGGCATCGACACCTTGGCGTCGGGTATGGCGTCGATCGTCTCGCGCCCATACTGGGCGATCAGTTCATCGCGATATTGCTGCTTGGACTTCCGCGGAATGTGGTCCCGGTTTGATATGCCCCACGGCTCGCCGTTGGGGCCGTCGTACTTGGCGCGCAATTCCGCGTAGGTCAGCCGGGGCGGCTCCTCTGGCCCTTCGATCGCCAGCGGCTCTGGCTCGCTGCGCCGTTCAAGTTGTTCGCGCGCTTCGCGCTCCCATCGTTCCATAAATTTAGGCATGCGGACTTGCTCATCGAGCAGCGGCTTGATCTCGGCGTGAGTGGTTGGAAACTTTATGGTTTCCTTGATCGTCTGGACCGCATTTTCGCCCGCCCAAAGCGGATATCCGCACAGCAGCGTGCAGAGATCCGCAATGTAAATCTCGGGATCATGCAAGTTTAGAAAAGGGAAGGAGCCGAGATACCGGCGCACTAGAACTCTCGCCTGATCGATCGTCATCGGCTCGAGGGTGTGGGTCGAGACGTCGTAGCGCATTGACTGTCCTTTCGCGGGTATCTTCCTTTGAGCCGGGGCGCGGGGCGTGATGGCTTCCGTTCGCACGGAGTTTCGGCGCGTCACGCCGCAGGAAACCGTGGAACGTCAGATCCCAGTCGCGCTTGAGCGCGCCAGTCGATCCGGCCCAGATCCGCATGTCGTCGGCTTTGTCGAAAACCGCTTCGCGCGAAGGCCAGCCGAGTTTTTCCGCTGCCTCAAAGTGGACTTCCGAGGGCTTCCAGTCCGGTGGAATTTCCGCGGAAGGTTTTTTTCGTGCTCTTACTTTCTTACTTACTTCCTTTATTGAATTATCCTCTTGTTCAGAAGAAGAAGAAGTAAGAGTAAGAGCAGGTTCGGAATTCCGCGGAGTTTCCACCGGAATTCCACCGGAAAGCTTTTGCGATCGCTTACGTTCACGGTCATAGGCGCGACGCCGTTCGGCAGTTTCATCCACCGGAATTCCACCGGAATTCCTATTGAGCGCCATCGCCTGCTCGGCGGTCTTAACGGCCAAAACGATGACGTCGGCGGGCAACCCACGCGCCATCATGTCGGCAACCATGTCGGCGATCGGCGTCATGACCCCACCTTGAAAATTGTGAGTTCGGTCTGGTCCGTCGGCGCGCCGGATGCCACCATTGCCGGCGCGCCGCTCGATGCCGCACGCAAAACCGGGGCGGGATCTGTCTTCACCTCAATTGCCTTCAGGCCAAACCGCCGGAACAGCACCTTCAGCGCAGCGCGCAGCGCACGCACGGCGTCAACATCCGGCAACGCCTGTACGCGGATGACATAAATTGGGCGGGCATCGTTCATGCCGCGAACCTCGAGCCTTTGGCGAAGCTCATCCGGGTGTGTTTTTGGCAGTAGGGTGAGCCGTATTGCTGCGCGACGCCGCAGTAGAGGGCGTTCTCCGGCGAGCCCTCGATCCAGCGGCAGTGCCGGGGGGCGAGGTGTTCGATGTGCACCGGGCCGGGCCGCAGGGTCTCGGCGGGCGGCTTGGGCTTGCGGCGCGCAACTCTGGAACGGTCGCGGGTGAAAATCATCGGCCGCGGCTTGGGCTTGCTGCCACGGACGAGGCCGAGACGGCGCAGCTTGCCCAGAACGGCGCTGCGCGACGTGCCTAGCTCGACGCTGATCTCAAGGCCCGTGGCCCGAGCGGACCACATGGACCGCAGGATTGTGAGCTGGGTGGGGTTCCATTCGAGGGCCATGTCACCCTGCGCGCGCGGCGGCTTTGGGAAAGAAATCGTGGATGGTGAGGTCGACGCCCTTGTGTCGCGCCAGCGACAGCAACGGCTCGATATGGTTTTGCGGGATGCGGCCATCGCTGCCGCCGACAGAACGAGGGCGCGACCAATTCGACACGCGCGTCCGGTGAACGCCAAGCGCAATGGATACGGCTGTGGGGCCGCCAAGTTTGCGGATAATCGTCTTTGCAGGGTCCATTTCGCCATCGTAGCGATACAAGCTACAATTGCAAGATGATTGTAGCGTAATCCCCGACAGACAAGCGGTACGGGCGCGTCAAGCGCACGATTTTAGAATTGTAGTTTATATCGCTACATAGCGCTTGACAGGGTAGCGATAGGCGCTACAGTCGTCCCCATCAGCAACGGGGAACGACATGACCTGCTCAGACCAACTCAAGGCGATGGCGAAGTTCGCGAAAGCAAACGCGGACGCGCTCGACAAGGAATTTCTGAAGTACGCGGACCCGCGTGCCGTACAGGCCGGCGCCTCCGACGAAGCCGCGCAGGACTGGCGCAAGCTGGCTCGCGAGTTGAGCAAGTGCGTTGTCGCGGCCGAGACGGCGGAGGCAGCGTGATGAACGCCCACCACGAAGCCATCACCGCCCGTTGGCGCGCTCTCGCCGCCACCGCCGCAGGGATCACGCCAAACAAGGTCGGCCCCTATCCGACCGTCGCCGACGCGCAGGGGCTGGTCGAGGACCTCAATGTCCTCTGCGTGTACGTCGATGCACTTGTGGCTGCATACGGTGACTACGCCCGCCACGCTCTCGGCGTCAGCGAGAGAGACGTGAAGGAAGACTTCACGTCCCAATTGTTCACCGCGCTGCATGGCAACGCGATGTTCGTTCTGGAAGAGGCCGCGCGCGACTACGCCGAAAGCGCAGCCGATCAGCGCGCAGACTACGAGCGCGACCGCCGCCGTGACGACGCTGTGGGGGACCGATAAATGTACATCGTTATGGAAGCCAGCGCCTGCATGCCTGCTTCGTGCAGGTCGCCCTACCGGCACCTCGCCGTGGTCGAGATCGACCAGTACCACACCGCGCGCGACCTGCGCCCCAAGATGCTCTCGGACAGGGCCCAAGGCGTGCTGCGGATCGTGCGCCGTTGGGGGCCGGTCCCCGCCGCAGGCAAGACGCCCCGCAGTGGCATCGTTCAGGCCCGCACGCAGGCCAAGGAAATGGCCAGCATGCTCAACAACAGCCGCGACGCGGCGACCGCAGAAGACATCATAGGTGCGGGAGGATCGGCATGATCACAGAGCAACAGCGCCTCGACGCCATCGCGTCCTGCGACCGCATCGTGGATGCAAGCGAGCGGATGCAAACGGCGCTCAAGAATATCATTCGCATTTTTGAGAACGGCGCGGCCGGTCGCGATCCGATGGATGGCGTGAAACCAACAGGTGATGACCGATGAACCGCCCCCAAGACGAAACCACACTCCATGCAGCCACCATCGCGCTGCTGGCCGAGGGTGTCGCGGTGGTTCTGTTCCTCGCCGCGTTCTTTGTGTTTTTCGGTGTGATCTCGGGGAGGATCTGAAATGCTCAGCCCCCTCAGAGAAACCCGCGTCGGCGCATCGTTTGCCCCCGCATTGATGGCAGGCAAAGCCGAAACCATCCTTGAGGAATGGAAAAGGTTGACCGGCGATCCTTCCTACGTGCCGACGAACCTCGATGACGTTTGGGCTGTGCAGCTAGGGAAGTTCCTTGAGCCTATGGTTTTGGACTGGCACCAGAAAAAGGTTGGCCCGCTGACGCGCCGCGGCGAATGGGTGCCGCACCCGCAGCGACCGTGGCTCGGCTGCACGCTCGACGCCTATCACGCGCCGGAAGAAACATTGTTCGAGTGCAAGGTCGTAGGACAATGGCGCAAGCTCGATGTCGACGTCATCCCATACTACGTCCCGCAATTGATCGTGCAAGCTGGCTGCACTGGCGCAAAGAACGCCGTGCTGTTGATAGTCCAGGGTACCAGCGAGCCGGTCGAGTATCCCGTGCAATGGACACCAGATTATGAAGCCGCCGTCTGGGATCGTCTCGATGAGTTCTGGGATTGTGTTTTGAGTTTAACGCCGCCGGGCGGATTTCCCGAGACGCTCGCGCCAGTGCAGGCGGTCAAGACTTACGCGATGGACACCTCGAACGCCTGGTGCTCGAACGCAGCCACCTGGGTTCTGAACAGGGACGCCGCGCGCGATTTCGACGCCGCCGCGAAAGAGATCAAAGCGCTCGTCCCGCCGGACGCCGTGAAGTGTTTCGGCGCAGGAATCCAAGTTTCACGCAGCAAGAGCGGTTCGCTCTCGATCCGCGCCAAGGAGTAACCAATGCAGACCGAGAACACCAACGAGATCGCCGCAGCCCTCGCAAAAGCGCAGGGCGCAATGGAGGCGGCCAAGTTCAACAAGGTCGTGAACTTCAGCGGCCGTTCGTACAAGTACGCCGACCTGTCGGCCGTCATCGAGGCCATCCGCAAGCCGCTCGCCGACAATGGGCTGGCGCTGACGCAAACGACCGAGATCAGGGAGGGCGGCTTCGTGCTGGTCACGACGCTGCGTCATTCGTCCGGCCAGTGGCTCGCGTCGGAGTATCCGTTGCCGCTCGCGGCCAAGCCGCAGGATCTCGGCTCGGCGATGACCTATGCAAAACGCTATTCCATCACCAGTCTGATCTGCATCGCGGCCGACGAGGACGACGACGCGGGCGCCGCGCAGGCGAACGGCCAGACCGCATCGACACCAGCACCCAAGCCGGTGCAGGTCGAGCCGCCAGTGAACCCTGAGACCGGCGAGTTTGGCCCGCACCTGATCGTTGAACACAGCAACATGAAATTCGGCTCGTTGTTTGTCGCCGCGATCAAGGCCGCGAAGTCTGACGCCGAGATCAAGGCTTGGATTGAGGTCAATGAGTTGCGGCTTCAGGTCGTCGCGCAGAACGACCCGAAAATTTACGACCGCATTCAGACCAACATCGAGGTCGCCAGCGACAAGCTGAAGAAGTCGGCAGCATGAGCAGGTACGTTTTCACATTGCGATCAACCGCCGACCGGGCGCGTGCGATGAAGGTCGTTGCCGCGGCGCCCGCCGGCACGCGGGTCGAGGTGAAGGCGTCCAAGAGGACATTGCCGCAGAATAATTTGATGTGGTCGATGTTGACGGACATCGCGCAGCAAGTGCCGTGGCATGGCGTGCGGCTGCGGCCGGATGATTACAAATATCTGTTTCTGGACGCGCTCAAGCGCGAGCGCCGCATGATGCCAAATCTTGAGGGCGATGGGTTTGTTGATCTCGGCAGGTCCTCGTCCGACCTATCGAAAGAGGAAATGTCGGACATGGTCGCCCTCATTCAAATGTTTGCCGCCAAGCATGGCGTCAAACTTCACGACGATCGTGAACAAGCCGCGTAACCACAAAAACACAAACAGGAGTACCGATGACCACTGCAATGACAACCGAGAATGAAACCGCAGTAGCCCGCCCGCTGCGCGTGCTGGTGCCTCTGATCAAGGAAGACCTGCAACACGCGCGAGAAGCTGGCGAGCGAGCAGCAAAGCCATACTTCGAAGCCGCAGGCGAGAAGATGATCGAGGCTAAAGATCAAATGAGCCACGGGGAGTTTATCCCGTGGGTCAGGCGTAATTTCGACATCGGCATCCGGGCGGCCCAGATGTATATGGCGATCGCCCGCAGTGATCCTAAAAAGCGAAACGCGTTTCGCATTTCGACCGGCTTGCGGGAAGCGGTTCGCTCAACGACAAATAACCCTAACTTCGGCAAGCCCGCGTCATGGCAAGAGCCGGTCAGAGAGGCGCTTGGCAAAGTCAACCTCGACACCATGCGCCAAGCCGAGCTCAAGCGTAGCGAAGAACGCGATCTCCAGCGCAAGCTCGCACTGCAACTGATCGACATCGGCTTCAAGGCGCTCGCTTCCAAACTACACCCTGATAAGGGCGGGTCACGGGATGCCATGTCACGGCTCAACGCTGTCCGCGATCGTCTCAAGAACTGCGCCTAATAAACCAACGAGGAAACACACCAATGACAAGCGACACCAAGCCCGGCAAAACGATCGTCAAGCGAACTCAACCTGAATTGGTTGAGGTCAATGGCAAACAAGTCATCTCCAGCAACCGGTGGAATGACGACAAGATAGCTGAGTTCGTTATGCTCAACGGCCATGAATGGCTCACCGTTGGCGATCTTGCCAAATGCGCGTGGCGGCACAGTGACAAGGCAACCAAAGACCGAGCGCGCCGTTACATCCACAAGATCTACCAGATTATTCTCAGGCACGGGTATGTTCTGGTTTACGACTACGACGGAAAGCGTATCGAGCGGGTCAAGCTGCTCGACAACAATTCCGCAGTGGAGCGGCAGGCCGCAGCGTATAAGGCAGAGCAACTCAGGAAGCGTTTGAAGTTGAGTGCCGAGCAGTATGAGCAGGCGCTGAAGCTTATCGGCCCGGAATTACCGCCAACAAATTTGAGTGCGGTTATTTCGACCACCAGCGCAACGAACCTATGATGATCGACCGCGAACACAAGGAACTCCGCGCCCAGATCCGCGCCCTGTGGGAACAGCGCCTCGACACCGTCGACATGGCGCGCGCGCTGCAATTTCCGGAACATGAGATCGAGCGCGAGCTGCACGCCGTGCTCGAGATCAGGCGGTCGGTCGTCAAGCTGGGTGCGGAATGAAACGCCGCGAGTTCTCAGGCAAGACCAAGCGCGCCGCGTTCCTGCGTGCCGACGGCCACTGCGAGTATTGCGGGATCAACCTGCGCTGCAAGCCGGTAAACTTCGATCATTTTATTTCGTGCGACCAGGGCGGCGAGCCGACACTGGAGAATTGCCGTCTGGCGTGTATCCAGTGTCACAAAGCTAAAACCAAAAAGGACGACGTGCCGCTGATCGCCAAGGGCAGGCGCATCCGCGAGCGCAACGCCGGCATCAGGAAGCCGCGCCGCACGATCGGCGGCAAAAAGTTTAACGGCGATCCGATCTATCCCAAGTGGGTGCGCGGATGAAGGCAGCCACGCTATTCAGTGGAATAGGCGCGCCCGAAGTCGCTATGCCTCACTGGCAGTGGCTGTGGCACGCCGAGATCGAGAAGTTCCCCTCGGCCGTCATGGCCGCCCGCCATCCCGGCAGCATCAACCTCGGAGACGTGACGGCCCATGACTTTATCGAGCGCGCGGAGGCCATCGGCCGTCCAGATGTCATTGTTTTCGGAAGCCCATGCCAGTCCTTCAGCGTCGCCGGACGACGTCTCGGGCTGGATGATCCGCGCGGCAACCTGGCCCTCGTCGCCCTGGGAATTGTTGACCGACTTAAGCCCCGTTGGTTCGTCTTTGAGAACGTGCCCGGTCTCCTGTCGGCCTCCCAAGGATCAGACTTCGGGATATTCCTGCGAACAGTGGATGAACTCGGGTATTCTGCATGCTGGTCGGTGCTGGACGCACAGTGGTTCGGAGTGGCGCAACGGCGCGAGCGCCTGTTCCTTGTCGGACATTCTGGAGACTGGCGACGTCCCGCGGCGGTACTTCTTGAGCCCGAAGGCCTGCACGGGCATCATCCGCCGCGCCGCCAAACGTGGCAAAGACCTGCCCCGACAATTGCAAGCCGCCCTACAGGCGGGGGCGGGCTCGGGACAGACTTCGATTGCGATGGCGGATTGATCGTCGCCGATCCGATCTCAGCGAACGAGGCGCGGACCTACAGCAACGCAGGCAACAACCCGCGACCGCGCAATGTGGTAACCGCGTTTCAGAGCAA